ATTTTGTATATATCTTCTCCGGAAGTGATCGTGAGTGTATTCCCGACCGCTTTTCTCCTGAGTTGTAACAAGATCAAGGGTTTATCTATGGTTTTAATTTTATTTGCTGACGACAAGCAATTTTCAATTATTATATCGTTCATGGCATTGCTGAACGACAAATTTTCAATTTCAGTATCTACCCCACTAGACAGTATAAGCTTTTGTTGCTTGACTGTCAACGGTTTAAAACTTATAGTATCATTTATACTAGGTATAAAAACATCAATTATTTGTTGTTTGCTTAGTTCGGATACACCGGCCAGTATCTGTTTAAAGTCTGATTTCTTTTTTGATGACTCTTCGCTCATATATGTTATTTATCAACTCATTTCAGCAAATCCAGGGTCTGGTAAACTCATAGAACTTGTTTGTTTTTGTGATTTCTCATTGGCCTTGTTCTGTTCATCGATCTCCTTTCGATACATATTGATATAAGTCTGTGTGTCATTTGGTGTTATGTTTTCAATCTGGTTCAAGTCGAATCCCATGTGTTTCACCATCACATACCTGATATAATATTGTTCCTCTAGATTACAATTGTACATCAGCTTTAAAAATTCATAAAAACTATTGTCAAATAGTTTGAGCTGCATAGATTTAATCTCTTGTGTTAGACCGACTGTAGTATTTTTGAATAGTTGTATTCTGTATTTAGAATCCATTTCTTTAATATAATCAACCACACTCGTCAAGCAATCTCCTGGAAGTTCATCTAAAATTTTCACTTTCTCTCTAGTTGTCAACTTAGATAAATTGTAATAGTCTTTACCTATCATTAGGCTCTCCATAACATCGACAAGCACGTGCTCATTATCGTCATTCACGAGATTATATGGTATGCCAAATACTAACTTATATCCATGATCAAATTCTACTGTTGATAGTTTGTTTAGCTCGTGATTCACAACATCATTCAAGATTTCATACAAATCTAAACTCACTGTGTGTTTTAATTTTTCTTTGTCCTTTGTTACTGTTGTTTCGAATCTGAAAATATCTGAAACACTCATCACTCGTATCATTAACAGTATGGAGAACAAATCCACCCGGGTCAATTTATCATACTGTAATTTATCAGCACATGAGTCGACAATTAATTGCTTGAATAATTGTCGGACCGTCTCGTCATCATTATTTTGTATTTGTTTGGCTATAACCATATAATACCTGTTGTCAAACGTGCGAAACCGGTAATATTTCTTATGCGTGGGTATATATACTTTATATGTAAAATCTGTCTTTATCATTGATTGTCATCTGTCAAGAATCTAGCAGTTGCGCTTCGGCCTTCAGATGGTGTTATGGCTGATTGTGCATCACCTTGTGGTCCTTTGCGACCTCCTAGAAATCCTAGTACTTTGCTTACTTTCTTCTTGATATTTGCTGCTTTATCAACAAATTCTTCAACTTTGGCCAATTTGGTTTGTAATTTTCTGAAGCTTCTGCTTTTGCTTAATAATTTTTTGGCCATGTTACCAACAAATCTTTTGAATCCTTGTTTATTCAAGTAATCATTCATGTTTTGATCTGGTAAACTCTCTATTGTGTAGTGTGTGTAATGCCAATTTGTTGTGTATATATCGAAATTGTTACCATCCTGATAAGTGAGTTCTTTTGCATCTATACTAGTAGGGACACAATTGTAAAAACGCCAAATCTTTCGTTGTACTAATGGTGTGTATTGATATGTTTTAGCGAGTTGTACTATGCTTATATTTGCTTTTATGTTTCTGTTATCCATTGCTGGACGTGCGACCAGCCCTAGATGTGATGATAGTATTAACCACGGGCGAATAACCATGTCTGTAAAGCTTCTGTTAGTTTCTCTCCACTGTATCACAAGTGGCGCCATTGCAGATCTATTACCACCGACTTTCCCGGGTAAAAAACCCATGTTGTTGTCAATAGGTACATCGTTTATCTGATAATTTTCACCCGGCAGTACAACACCTTGTGCTAACAAACATCCATGTTTACCACCTCCGGTTTTCATGTATGTGTCTTGTGTTATTTCAACTCTAGCCTGATCTATATCCCAACCACGTGAATATGACCCTGGAGCATCAATGGAACCGGAGTGTTGACCATTATCACCGGGTTCTAATTGATGCATGTTCATGGTTCTTATGTATTTTGGTATAGGATGTAATGAATTGAAGTTGCTGCTTGTCATTTTATTTGGATGGACAGCTTCTTCAATATTAATCAACCACAAAAATTTGTTTGGTATTGCGAACTCCCACTTTTCAAGGTGTTGTAGGAAATTCTCTGTGTAACTAAACGGATAATTAAACGGAAAGATGTCTGTTCCTAACAGATCATCAACCTTCTCACCTATTCTCCTGATATCATCAAACATATACAATAATATTTAGTAACCAGACACAGAAAAGCCGCTCATACAAGCGGCCTTCTGATGAACCATTGTTCAGCTTGTTAATTAAAGAGATTGAAAGTTTTGACTTCTTACATACTGATAACCCAGAGTCACTTCAAATGTGACCGGTGCACCACTACCTTTAACATCATACTCAACATCACCAATACTTGTCGGAAATGCTCCAACTAACGTGAACTGACTCACTCGATTCAATTGTGTATCGAGTTGCACCAGATCCACAATTGATGTTTCTCTAGCAATGAAGTAGTTACCGGTACTAGTAGCATCATCAAAAGTATCACGTGACCAGTTGAGTAACAATGTTCTCAAACTATCGACTCTATCACTATAGAATGTCAATGAATATTCACCGGTATATGATGCACCACCAGGTACTTTGAAGTTGAGACCCATGAATGGTACATCTTCAACGTTGATGGTACGTCCAGGAATACTACCTCCTGTGGCATACACCAGGTCGTCCTCGGTTATAGTAACACTTCCGTCACCGTTTTGAATGTTGAGAACACGGAATTGGAAATCACGACTGAAATCCCGTTCTTGTGCTACTCTGTAGAAGTCTGATATTGTTTGTCTTACGTCTGGCATAAATTGTTCCTCCTAATTATTTAGTCTTACGATACCAATTCACTGAAGTCTTGTCCAGTCCGGGTTGCATAGAAGTTCACCAAGATGAATTCTGCGGCACGAGTAGGCTTGATATAGATATCTACAACTAGCTCGTTTCTGTCAATGACATCTGATGAGTTGTTACGCTCGTCACATACTAGCAAGTAATCATACATACCTTGTGTGTTTTTGACCTCTTCAAAAATTGGTCTCAACACGTTGATCACTTGTGTTCTGGTGAACAGTGTGTTTGGTTCGAATACGAAGTATTTAATTGTGTTCATCACGGCCTTCTGCAAGTACAAGAACAACCTTCTCACGTTGATTCTATCAAACGCACTAGGTTTGGCCTGCATTGTCTTCTGACCGAAAATCGCGAATCCTTCGTTAGGGAAGTTAGCGATCGGATTCAATCCAATCTTGTATAACTGATCCCGTTCTTTTTGTTTCGGATAAAACGCTAAATCTTGAACTCCACTGACCAACCCTCGGGTGAATCCTGCAGGAGCTACCCATGGATAGAAGTTACTATCTGTGTTAGCCATCGCGGCTGCAGCAAATCCACTCATCGGAACCCAAACACCACGGTTTTGAGCCTTGTCATTTGTGAATCCCCAGTTGGCATATGTCGTACAATAACTACTATTTTTTGTACCACCAGTCATCATATGACGTAATGGCCAATAAATATGTTGTGAAAAGTTCACACCGGCTTCACGTTGTTTACTTGTCAACGTTTTGCTGTTTCTACCTTGGACAAAAATGTATCTCAATGGGTCGGCAACAAAGATGTTATCTTTTCGCGCGAATTGACTGAAACCTTTGAAAGTATCAAAAATTACATCATAATTTACTAGATAATCGATCTCACTTCTGTTGTCAATAATTTTCGTTTGATATAATCCGTTGCCGCTCAAACCGGTACTACTAACCGAGTGATCACCAATCGCGAAGAATTCTTCATCATCAAAATAACCTTTGGTTCCTCCTTCTGATCCTACATATACTGTACCTAATCCGCCTTCGACAGTGATGTCAATTGGGAACAAGTCAAAGTTGTCAGCAAGTTCAAAAATCCGGTCTAGTTTGGCTGGAATATTACCAGTTTCTTTAGCTTCCGCTTGTTGTTTACGATAAACACCATGTGGATATACATTTTGACCATGTTTGATTTGTGCATCACCTTCACGTTGAAGTTCTTGCCATGACTTGATATACAATCGATCCTCTGTCTCTTCACGGCCATTCAAGAAACCTTGACTCACCTTGAAATCGTTCACTTCACGCTTCTCATCTTCAGTCTCTCCAGCTCTAGCTGTTTTTTCTGCTTCCGATAACTCGTCAAAATAACGAACATCCTTGGCGGTTAAAACACGAATCTTTCTGGTTGGATATCCGTTCTCATCAAGCCAATTACCAGCAGTTTTGGCGATACCTTCGTTCATCTTGAGGTACAAGTTGTTGCTGTTCTCGGCTTCACCTTCAATATAATATGATACAGCTGTACCACCTGTTGATAAAAAGCGCTCTCTAAAGTAATTCACACTACCGATCACACTATCAGCTACAAGATAGTCAAGCTTGGTTGCGTCTGGTTCAAGTGTTGATTGACGTACTTTGAACACCGCGAGTGTCAACACATCACTGAATTCCTCAGTGTTCAAGTCAAACTCACTCAAGTTCTCCATTACCTCACTCATGCTACCGTCAAGACCAACTTGTTGTTTGTTTCCATATTGGTCAAATAGAAATCCAGCGCTCAAAGAGAACGTCAAACGACTTTTAACTCCGTCTGATTGATCTGGTACGTCAACATATCCTCCAGTTGTTCCGCCAAGCTTTTTACTCAATGATTTTAGTCGACCAACACTATCAAAATCACTAGCTGGATTCAAATTGGTGTTGTCACTCAATCCGATGTAATATCCTTCGAATTTTTCATTGATGACAAACTTTTTATCATTCACGATCATCATCCCGGCTCCACCTTTGGTTAACAAATCATTGTATGATGTAAATTTTTGATTTTCAAGTTTTCCAGCTTGGGTTTCTTTCATCTTGACCTCTCCCTTGATTGTTTTCTGGAAGTTGTCATTATCAAGCTCGATGTTGCTTGGCTCACCTAAATAATACCTGTCACTAGCGGCAAGATCCCATCCGGCAGCGTTGACCGCTTGAGCAACCATGTCAGAGAGTACTGGTATTTGATATGTTTTAAGAGCTGGTACACTTGATGGGTCACCGGCGGATTGCTCTGTCCAGAACAGATCGTCTTGGCTCAACGAGCTCAAAGGCATGCCGAAAAGCTCAGAATCATTCATACCAGCTAATACACTATCGAGCGCGTCCTTCAATGTTGTAGCAGTGTAATCACCCTCAGGTGCAGATTCACTGAACGTCCAGCTGCTCGCTGGAACCACCTTGGTGCTCAAACTCTCGTCTTGTCCACCAGTCAATGGTATCTCTTGTCCGTCAGCAGGAACAAATGCCCCTTCTCCGGTGAGTGACATGCTGATTGTAGATTCAGCGATCAGTTCGTCAACAGTTTTAACACCATCAGCTAATAATGTTGTGTCGGTATCAGCACCTTTAGTATCAGCTGAAATTGTGTAAGACGCTGTCGTTACCGGGTCTCCTGGTGAAGATACTGTTAATGTGCCGGTGAAGCTAGCTGCTTGTGCAACAACATAATCTCCACCATCATCAACAGTTCTTAATTCCGTTGGATACCATGCGATCTGACGTGTGTCAGCTGCAATTGTGTTTAAAGTATCATCGGTAACATCAACAGGAATCGGACGTGGAATGACTGGATACACTTGAACGCTGTATTTGTCAGCTACTGTTGCTCCAGCTCCTGTACCGTAGGGCAGTCGGGATACCAACACATTGGCTGGGCTTTGAAACACCGCTTTGACTGTGTGGTACATGTAACGCTCTGCGGCGTTCTGGGGCAAACCGTAAACTTGCTCAAACTCGCTCAAGCTGCTGAGCGTCAAAAGTTCGTCAGTTGGTCCTTGGTTAGCGAAACCTGGTATGAATACCGTGGTTCCGGTGGGTAAATTTGGGCGCAAAGAAAGATCTACTTCCTTGACCTCTACTCCTGGTGATTGTATTGTACGTGCCATAATTGTTACCTTCTGAAATTATTTATTGATCCCCAGACAGGTTTTGGTGAATTTTTATAACAAAGTTGGTACGAGCTTCGAAAAAGAGAACTCAAACGTTGTTTCAACCTCGCTAGCATCTCTATAATTGTAATCAATCTCACCTAAGCTCACTGGAAGTACACCTAGATAATCGAATTGCGCCACTTTTTGATTGTATTCATCTAAAGCGTACATGGTGGCAGTACCTTGATACTGTTTGAACATTGAATCGTCGCCGGCGAGTCGTTTATCCTTCATGAACACTCCGGAGCGATCATCGGCCATCAGGTCCAACCATTTCCAAATCACCCAGTAGTTGTTGAATCTGTTATCAACAGTAAACTTAACCTGTACATTGTCATATTCAGGTCTGCTATGGGCACTGAATTTGAGGGCCTGGCCGCCAAACCTAACATTGCCACTTTCCACACGGATTGAAGGTATTATTGCACCATATACACTAAATTGTAGTGTGTCGGGCATGACATGATCAGTGTCTCGGGAGTCCGGTCGGGTATATGCTATTTCTTTCATGGCATCCGGCATGGTGAGAATGAAAGCAAATTTATCCTTACGACTTTTGTTCAGTAGCGATTGTTGTATTGCATCGGTCATAGCATTGTCCATCCTTGTGATTCTAGATCGGTGATCTCCCGCTCCGTATATGTTTCATCATTTCCATACATTGTCTCGCTATCAATATATATAGGCAGTGCACTGAATCTGTTTTGTTCGCGTTCGTTTCCGTACAACGACAATGTATCACTAAAATTTCTCACGCCGAAATCCAATCTGCCCAGTACAGCAGGTTTGTTGTTCTTGTCAAACATTTCAATTTCAAAAAACTGCTCGGTTATGCTTGTTTCTAGTATCATCAAAGCCCAGATCAAACTCATCACTCGGTCATCATGTATGTTTGTTCCCTTGACAGCCTTCCATGTTCCGTTCGGATACCTCACAAATGTTTTTAGTTCATCTAACGTGGGTGTGTCTCTCAATGTGACAGAATATACCTCAGTCAACCAGTATTTCATGTTCACCACTCCTTTGTACTTGGTGTTTGTGTGAGCGATCACACCAGGACGTTCGATTGGTTGATTTTTACTGGGCGTGTAATTCACTATGTTTTCATAACCATGGACATTCTTCAAAGTGTCCACAACTTGTGCTCCACAGTTGTTTCTCTCGATCAAAGCCGGCGGTTCACCCCATTGCTGTAGTATCTCCAGTAGTTTTGTTGTGAAATTGTACGGGCTTATGGTGTTGTTATGATACACAGCAACTTGCTCAATCTCAGTCAAATCCGTTATGTCCAACACCTGTATCACACTGGCTGCCTCACCCACACCTTCAGATATGTCCACACCTACACTGTAAGTACGAGATTCATCTGGTAGGGACCACACCTTGTAGTGACCATCCTCAAACAAATGCTCTGGTTCTTGTAATGTCAGTGAACATTTGCGCACCAACTCTTCATCAAGCACACTTTCTCCTGTTTCGATGAACTGACACCCAAACTCTTGATCAAATATATCGGTACTTCCCAATGATTGTATGGTGTCTTGTTTCCACTTTTCATCACGACCAGGTATTTCCCACCAGTCGATCCGGCTTGCACACCAGTTGTTCTTGCCTCTGATGGCGTTGCTGTATAGTTCGTGAAACAGATTGCCGGTTCCGTTGGGGGTACTGGCGATGAAAATTTTACTCTTTTTACTGGAAGAAATGATGGGATACACTGATTTCCAAAAACTCTCCACAAGATGATTGTCGATGAATGCAAGCTCATCCAGTACTAAGCAATTACAACTATCACCACGACCAGCATCACTACTGGTGGTGCTGATACCGATGCTGCTACCATTGGTCAACGTCATACTTGTCTTGCCATATTCAACAACACCGGGTTTGAGCCAGTTGGGTAATTGTTCGTATGCTAGTCGTATCCTCTTGAAGATGTTTATGGCTGTTTGCTCTTTATTGGCCACCACCAATATTCTCTGATCCTCACTGAAACACGCCACCCATAGTGTGTAAATTGTCATCATCGTTGTCTTGCCCACCTGTCGTGACGCTAACACTATATTAAAGCGATTGTCACGGAGTGCACGTAACACTTTCTTTTGACATTTGAACAATGTGATTTTCTCACGACCGCGGTCCAGATTGATGATGGTGAAGAAGTTTTCTGCGAAGTATAACAAGTTTTTCTGACACTTCTTTAGATCCGCCACCATTCGAGGTGTCCACTCGAATTCAGCCTTGCCGGTTGGCAAGTTCTTGTTACCCATGTACACATGTTTCGGATCGATCTCAGGTTTTTTCTTCGCACTGTCGGTTTTTGTGGTCATTAACTATAAGTATTTATGTGAACGAGACACGAGATATCAAGGGATTAGAACAAGCCTATGGTTTGATCACAGAAAACGAGGACAACAAGGTGTGGAAGTCTGGTGATTGCCCAGAAGCTTTAGGAGATTCTGACATGGCTCACAAGATCCACCCGGACACCAACAAACCCGAAGGAGTTGAGGAGGACATCGCCACTCCTGAGAAGTCAGGTGATGATAATGATCGGTACATGAAGAAAATAAGCGAGAGACTTAAAGAAAACTCGAAAAAGTCCGGGAAAAGTGTCGGTGAACAGATAAATACTTCTACAATTATGAGCGACGAACCTAAAAACATCTTTGATAAATTATACTCAACAATAATGGAAGGTGACGATCCATTCGCTGATCTAGGCAGCATGGGTGGTGACGACCTCGGAAGCGAGGATGAACTTGGAGGCGATGATGAGCTTGACATCGGAGGCGATGAAGTTACATTGAGCTTGCCACGCGATCTTGCAGAAAAGCTTCATGACGCTTTGATGGACCAATTGGGTGGTTCTGAGGAAGGTGATGAAGACATGGGAGAGGAAGATCCATTCGGTGGAGACGATGATGAAATGTTAGGTGATGCGGTTGTAAGTCAACCAGATCCTAAACCCTTAGGTGGGCATGGTGATCGTGAACATCCTGATGCCGGTAACACCAGCAGTGGTGGTAACAAGGTTAAGAGCTCAAAAACCGGTAGTCCTGATGGAGGAAGCGCTCATGGTGGAGACATCAAAGAAGATCCAGATCCTAAACCCTTAGGTGGGCATGGTGATCGTAGCCATCCTGATGCTGGTAACACCAGTTCCGGAAGCAACAGAGTCAAAAATCACGGAAAAGCTCTCGGAGATTGATAAAAACAATTTAACCCCCAAATCACAAAAAGAGCCGTTCAATTGAACGGCTTTTTTTATAAATACTATCGATGCCTATATACGAACAAAAATTCTGGGATCTGTTGAATGAGTTTGAAGACTTACAACAACAGAAACGCGACAAAGCGAAAAGCCCGTGGCACAAGAAACCATCTAGAGGAGGTGAAGCTATGAATCAACATCAAGTGGCCATGAGATATCAAGGTCGATACACTGGTGACAAAGAATTCACGAGATCCGGGGAGCTTAACAGCAAGATCGAGTCGATCAGAAGTCGTAACACTAGCATGCAGATTTTATCAGATGTTGATTTGAAGCATATCATGAATAACTACAAGATTAAGGAGCTTCCAAAGGATAAACCTAAGGTTTTGTTTTCAGGAGTTATTATATATTGGGATCCTGTCAAAGACAAATACATCCTCAAACGCGATGAGTGAGCTAGACAAAATATTCAACAACTGCAATCAGTTCCGGTTTCTAGACAAACAAGTCAATCAGAACGAACGCGACAACTACAAAGGTTGGTGGTTGGAACAAATATATCAATACGGTACTGTAGTAGACTATTATGTGAATGGCACCAACCTGGAAAATGTAGATCCATTGTATGGAGAGGCTCCCGGGCAGTCTTTCATGGATCCGAAGAAGCTCATATTTGCATTGACACTCAATGAGAATTCGGTTGTTTTGCAGAAATTTGGTTTAGTTGCTGATGATGAACTCACTGGGTTCATCCCGGTGGAAAGTTACACTTTAGCCATGAGCTCAGCGGAGAATCCTAATCCGGAACCCAAGAGCGGAGATGTCATAGAGTTGACGGAGTTTGGATCCAGCAGGCCTGGTGGGCGTGGTGCAAAAAAATTCGAAATTACTGACCGGCTGGACCAAGATGTTGAACAGCTAAACCCATTACTTGGACATTATGTATGGTTGATCAAAGGCAAGAGATTCGATTATAGTTATGAACTTGGTATTGACCGAGAACCAGCCTTGCAACAACCAACAGATGATACATATCATGGAGGATTGAGTGGAGATGATCAACTCGAGAATGACACACTATACTTCAATGATGTGGATCGTGAGGGAAGGAATATTTTTGATTATAGTGTGTATGGTGATTATGACGACATATACGGTGGATATGACGATTAATCGGTCATGTTTTTGTAAACATCACTATAATCAGGCACTTGTTCGTTTCTCAACTCTGATATAAACTTTTCAGCATCACTCACGGTTGTGAATTCCAGTTCCACTCGTTGCATGTCACTTGACGAGAACACATACACACATGTGTCCTGTTTTTTATAAACACGTATCAGACTATACTCCTTGTCCGGTTGTAATTGATCGCGCTGTTTCTTGTATGCAGAACGATTACCTCCGCTAGCGGCTCTAATTTGAGAGCTTGTCATGCCCGGACGCACCGGTGATGACATGCTGCGTGATGACAGCTTTATTCTTGTTCCGGCGATGTAGTGCATCGTTTCTCTCTAGATAGATCATCTTGTATCTCGAACAACATGCTCTCGGTTCGCTCATCTATATACTTCTGTATCGCGATTGGTTTCACCCAATTGATAGCGTTGCCTTTGACACCCATTTGATTAGCTTTTTTATCTATGATATCTACAGCTTCAATCAAGGAGAACCACCGGCTCACTTCGTACTCTGACAGCTTGTATGTCTTGTTCTTTTTAGGTGACGTCATTTCAACGTACTCTTGCTTGTGTTTATCAATGTTTATCATGAAAGTAATTTCTGGTTATTTTTAAAATGTAACCCATCAGGTTGGAAATCAACACCTTGTTCATTGTGGTGTCTGTGTTGAATTGTTCCATACACCTGGTGACCTGTTGTATACCGGAGCATAAATTTTTAAAATTGACCCTGTCTTGTTTGGTTATGTTGTCGTTGTTTGAACAATAATTGTATACTAAGTCGTTCAGATTGCACAACAAATCAATGTTACTATAATCTTCTCCTACCACACAGTTATAACCGTTACGAAACGATTGCTTGCATTCATATTCTCTATCATTGAAAAAATTGTTCATGCAGGTGCACAATTGGTCAAATGTCATTTTCTCACCCGGTAAGGTTGCCTTGACGGATGTACCTTCCTTAGTCACTGGCATGGTGTGTATCTTACTCTCCTTGTTGTATTCGTTGGGCTGCATCGATCTCATCCTTGATATGTGTGTTTACTGATACATTTTGTCTGTCTATGATGTCTGTTTTTTGTGCTACAGTTATGTCTATATAGACTGAATTTTCTTTACCGCACGATTCGCACGTGAAGTTGTTTTCATCGTCCATTCTCACCGGTATAAAATTAGCGTCATTACAATACGCACATCCAACAGCTACACCTTGTTGAGAGAGCATTTCTGCTTGCTGGGTACGTTCTTTTTCCACTTGTATGGTTAGTATGGCTTGTAACAAGCTGTTCCAGATATAAAATCCTACAATTTGTAGCAAAAATGCCACCACAAACGTCTTTAAGAAATCATACCCGACTATGTAGTTGAACAAAACAGAAAATATTATCGCAACAACTGTGGTTATTGCCAGCGATTTGATTATGTTATATATCATGCGTGAAATTCAGAAGCACTGCTACCCACCCCGATGTTATCGATATCGTTAACAACGTCCTGTATTGCAGCTCCAATAGTACTAAGTTTTTTATGTATACGTTTGATTGATTCATACGCCTTTTCATTATCTTTAATTATACTATATTTTGTGGATTCTGCAACTTCGCTTTTGATCTCTTCTGTTTTCACAAATAAATCTCCTAATCGATCACTCAACCCATCCTGTAATGGAAATGGTAATCTATTTGGAGCTTTGCCCATCTCATTCTCCCAGTCATTTGCCTGTTTGATCAAATCCATCAATGTTATTTTAGCTGGCTTGAGAGACATGGCGGATTGCCCAGGGCCCTTACCAACTCCCATGAAATTGTTGGATCCAATTTGTAAATCTTCAAACAAAGTCTGTTTTTTGTTTTTTTCTTGTGACATGTTCAATAAATACTTATACAACTCGTATAAATAATTAAAGGTCATGAACGTATTTCAAAAGAAATTTTTTGGTTTGATAAATGAAGCTCCAGAAGACACAATTCCGGATCCAACCGCTCCACTTCCAGAGGATCCCGCAGCTGAAACCCAGGCGGCTGGTGCCGCCATGGATAACCCGGAGCAAGTCGACCAGCTAGGTGCACCAGACAACCCGGAGATTGCATTGAAGCAGCAACAGACTCAGCGTACAATCCAAACACTAACAACATGGATTGGTGAGGTGGAAAATTTTATTGATTATTTGAACGGTACAGATGAAGGTTCGATAAATTTTGCGATCAACAGTGCTGATTGTGACAGCATCTTGACTGATATTCAACGCAGTGAAAGCAAGAAAATTTCCAGATTGGCTCAAGACCTATCCAGTTTAGGAGAATCACTCAAACAATATCTATTGTTAGCGAAAAGAAAAGAATCCGGCGCGGATTCTATTTGATCTGTTTGAGTTTCACCAAACCTTTCAGACCACAGTACGTGTTGTCTAGTATAAATTTTTCTGTGATCTGATTCACATTAAAATACACGCACATGTCATTCACATCCTTGAATCTTTTGCCCACGTCTCGTGGCCAGATGAAAACACAATGACCGTCTTGTAATAATGTTTTGGTTTTAAGCAAACTGGCAGTATCCGCCCATTGACTATCCAACACCCACACAGATTGAACAAGAAATAGTTTGTCCAACTGGTCTTTTTGAGCTGGAGTGAAAGTTTGTTTGCTTCTTTCCTGTATACCAGCAACAGCAACAGAGTTTTTGATAAAAAAAGAATCAATCGGACCTTCTGTTATGAACACATGCTCGGCACTGGCATGTACGTTATCATAATTGAACAATGTTTTCTCGCTGTTTTGTTTTGATAGATACTTCGGTCGATCATGATCTGATTGTAGCAGTGTGCGTGTTTGATAGAACACGCATTTTTTATTCTTGTTGTAGAACGGTATGATCAGTCTGTTCTTATGCACATAATCGTTTGTGCTCACATATAACGCGCGAGGCTTGTTGATTGCAGTGTTAAGCTTACGCTTCACAATGGTTTCAGCTGCTGTACGTACAATTGGTTCGTTTGCATAGTAACTCAGTTGTGTTTTGTCGAACAAATTGATACTGTCTTGTGGCAATTCATCAACCTCACGTGTTGGTTTTGTCTCTTGTATGTTGATACCATATGAATAATCACACTGATCAATCTGATGCATCAGTTCATCATATGTTATCTTTTCAACCTCCATCACCCAATTTACAGGTTTGCCATACCAACCACAGTTATGACAACATATTTTTGTGTCTTTTGGGATATAATAG